TAAGAGATCTTATCTCACTATAGAATTCCTCACCAACACCATACACAGGAGAGACATCAACTATAGCAGCAGTGACTGTCTTACCATTGGATACGATATCACATCCAAATATAGGTAGAGCATAGTGAGGATCAGGAAAGAATACACAATGTAGTATCTTTATCCCACCTATCTCTGCTTCTTCTATATGAATCTTCCTTAACTCACGTGTCTTAAACATCCTATTACGAATGGTGAGACCATCTTTCTCTACTGTGCCATGAATACTTGGCAATGGTTCCACATCAGGTAGATCCTCGATAGTACTAAGGATCAATCCACCTATGTCTTCTGTTAACTCACGCATAACTAAAAAAGAATTCCCTGATTATTTTCTCCGACTCTTCTTTACCGAAGGCACTACCCAGATACCCTGATATAGGATCCAACTTGATCATATACTTATCAAAGTCATGGTAATAGTTACCATCTTCTCCAGTAGGTTTAGTCCTCTCTATCATCTCCTTATAGAGTGACAAATAATATTTGAATGTAGGTAGATATGTGTCAACAAGATCTGCCTCACAGTGTCTTACAAAGATATTGTTAGAGAAATGATTACCTGGCTCAAAGAAACGATACTTCTCTGTTGTCTTAGGTAATGGTGGTACATCTAAAAGATAATTCTCTGTTGGATGTTGGAAATCAAATACTATTATGACCTTCTTATCACTGAATCCCATCAGATCCATACCAAAACAAGGGACTATCTCCTGTCCTACCTTTGGTGTCTTAGGATAGATGATGTTGTTGTGTATATTAAGTTTCTTTCCGTCCCATATATCTACATGCCTAGACTTGAGGAAATACTTACCACTGTATAGATCAGCAGTTAACTTAGTGCCTCTCTTATTTTCCCACGTTGCATGATTGGATTCAAATTTGAGGTCAGGGAACACGTCAAAGACTGCCGACCTATAGCCAGCCCATAAATCAGTCATCATCCCCTCATATTAGTCTCAATACGACCCTTGATGCTATTCATCTCAGAGTGGTCATCATTACTATCTGAGTGGAAGACTTGCTCATACCCACTCTTCTCTATTATCTTGTCTCTTATATCCATCTGACGCTTCTCTTTAGCAATACGTCTGAGAAATGCGTAGTAAATTATTTGTGTGAAATAAGCAAAGGGATTCTTTGACTTAGCAGGATCAAAGTTATCAATATACTGGACACAATTCTCAACTCCATCGGAGATCATATCCTCCTTAAACATATAGTTAATGAAGTTAGGTCTATATGATAAATGAGTTGCTATCTTTAGGAAACATTCAGCGAGGTAGTGTGTTATCCTCGGTTTCTCTTTATCTAAAGTGCGAGCTTCATCAACAGCCTCACGATACTTTGTGATCTCTGCTAAAAACTTCTTGTTATCAACATAGTGTTGTTTCTGTTTACGTGCCACTCGTGCTGCCATATGATTATCTCACCTGTATACATTGTATAGTATTGTTTACTTATTGTCAATGGAATTGGTTCGTTTCCAGAAGTCTTCAAGCTTTGCTCTAGCATCTGATACCTTACCAACTAGTCCCATGTTCTTATTTATTTGCACCTGCACATCACCCTTCTGTCCTTTCTCTTTTCTTACCCACATCTTATACATGAGTACAGACTCCATAGACATCGGTGCTACCGTAGTAACATCATCTTCACCAACTACATAAAAATCTTCATCAGCAAACAGCAACCATTTCAAGAGACCTACTGCCATACCTGGCTGTCCTCCCTTATCCACACTATGTGTATGAGGTGTAGCTGGATCCTGTATATAAAATACAGTTTTACCTGGTGATGAGTCCTCTTCCGTAGCAATCATAGTACCTAAGATAGTTTCACCTGACTTAAGTTTCATTACTCCAAAGAATTCTTGCTCATGCCTAATATAGTTAACTGTCATTTTTTGAGATTGACCTTGGTTATTTCATAATCAAATTTCTCTTCATCGTATATCTTAATCCTTTCAGATAGATGTCTAAGAGTGTAGTTATATTGATGATCTTTAGAGCAATCATCAGCAATGTCATACAACACTGCCTGTGCTTTATTATCACCCTTCCTCAATACCCTTCCGATGGATTGTAAATTCCTCACTCTAGACTTACTAGGTGAAGCAAAGATAACATTGTGCAAATTACGAATGTTAATACCAGTTGAGAAGGTTCCATACGATGCTAATATTATAGCATCTTTTTCACGTTCGCATATAGAACGTGCTTCTTCCCTCTCTACAGCATCAACACCACCATGTATGAAAAAGATCTTACGATCTTTACTTACCTTATTATTTATCATTTCCCATAGAGGTTCTCCATGCTTCTCTATGTAATTGAATAACACTAGTGTGTTACCCTTTAAATCTAGTGCCAGATTAGTGATGAAGTTGCTACGTCTGGTGTGCATACATAGATATTCCATCTCCTGTTGATAGTGATCGAAGGGTACCCACCCATGTCTTAGTAGTACAACCCGCACCCTCAATGGTGTCAGGTGTCCTTGCTTCATTAGTTCTACTGTTTTAGTTACCCTATCAACCCTACCAAACAATCCTTCTAGTACTAGTTGGTGTGCTTCCATACCATCTAGGGTACCAGTCAAACCAACACGATACTTAGCATCATAACACTTAGTTAGTATCCCAGTAAGACTCTTTGCCTTATACTGGTGTGCTTCATCACCTATAATGACATCAAACCTTTCAAAGAAGTTTTTAGGTTCCTTGTATATGCTCTGCCACGTGCTTATAACTACTGGTTGATCCGTATATTTCTCTACACCACCACTAATCTTATGAACATCCCTAACATTCCAACCATACTCTATAAAATCCTTATACAACTGTTCTACAAGAGAGACAGTAGGAACAATAATTAATATCTCTCTCTTCTTAAGTAAGTGCCAACGCACTAGTGCATATATTATTAACGATTTGCCTGATCCTGTGGGGGATAATAAAAGCTTGCGACGAAATTTAATCGCTGTATAAATTCCTCGCAGTTGGTAATCTCGGACCTTGTACGGGAGCCTAAGAGAACGAATAAAAGCCGCTGTGCCTTCAGGTGTGACATACTCTTCTGTGTCAGTAGGTCTACCAAAGTATTTATCCTCAAGCACCTCATAATCATATCCCTTCTGCTCTAGGTAGTCAGTAAGGTAATCATATAGTCCAACATATATCTCACCAGTACCAGGTGAGTAGAGTCTTATCTTTCCATCCCAGTATCTTCGTTTGACTGCTGGCATAAACTTAGCACCAGGCACTTCAAACTGAAAATGCTCACTTAATTCTTTATGAAGATGAGGTTCTGCCTCCACCTTCAGAAAGACCTCGTTCTTCTTTATGATGGTGGTCATCGAATCCCATAATACTTTACAATTTCGATAGTGTTCTTAATAGCAAATCCTCTATTGTGGATCTCCTTAAGTATCCTATCAATAGAATTTATACAAGTTTCAAGGTAGTCTATTTTCTGCTTGGTTCGGCACACCTCATCATCACTGTCAATAAACATATCAATGTCACCCTTTAATACCTTAAGGTCAAAGGGTTTTTCTGCATAGACAGATGCAGGTGCTTTACCGTTGTAATATAACCACTTCTCTTTATATAATTTGTTGTACTTAGTCTGTGCATCAGACAGCATAAGTTTAAATTCATTATATAATTGCAAGTATTTTGCATGTAGTCTGGGTGTTTCCATACTATCGTTGGCAAGCAACTCTGGTAACTCCCTGTGGTCTGCGAATGCTTCAGCATCCTTTGCCCACAACTCCTCAATTTTCTGTAGATTCATGATACTTTACCACCCCATTCAGAATTAGGATCTAATTTATCCATATAACGAAACCCAGATCCTTCTGGGTAAATATATTTTCCATTCTCATCAAAGTTTGGACCTACTTTCTTTGCAGGGTATGTGGGGTAAGGTCTTAACCCTGCTCTCATCTCATTACCCTTTCTTCTTCTTAACTGATTACCAGTCTCGTGATCTTCAGGCATCGTGGGCCAAGAAGATCCTAAGAGTCTTTTAATATCTTCTTTAGTATATCCATTCATTAATCAAGTTGTTTATTACGTTTAGTACTCTCTGCTGTCCTTATCTGATAAGCAAGATATCTAAATGATACCTGTGCCATAGCATACTCTGTGCCATCAACAGTCGTATTAAACTCCAATGCATTGAGTCCTATGGGTATCATATCCTCAAATACTACATCAAAGTTATGATTGAAATTACTATTCAATACCATCAAGGTACCATCAGCATATAAACTATCATTACCAAAGATTTGCACCTGCTTTCTAACAAACTCTCCTCTTTCTGGAGTGCCATCAGGAGTACCTAGTGCACGTATCCAGTTGTGTAGTATAAGATAGTTTTCTAAATTCTCATCTACAATAAAAGATAGATTCAATGAGTCATACTCAATGAAACCTTCTAAGGGTAGTGACCTAAATGGAGTGGGTTGATTCTGTATACCCAAATTCATACTAGGTATGTTAGCAGTCTGTGCAAAATATACTACCTTAGGATACTTTGCCAAGACAAACTTGAATCCAATAGGAGACAGGAAGTTTCTATTCTCTATTTGTTTGTTCCAAGTAGTCATGTCATTCTCTCCCAGATTCCTCTGGCATGTCCGTTATGCTCAACTAATTTCTGAGCCCAAATCCTATCATCTAAACTGACTTCCCTATTAAGACGAGTCTTACAGGCAATAGTAGTCAGTCTAAGTCTATAGTCCTTGCTTAACATATTTATATCCGTGGTATATAACTCTTATACTTCTCAACCTGTGGTATTATATCTTGCTCTACCCTCTCTACAATCTGATCTACTATACTAACATCTAATCCAGCGAAAGGTGGAATGATGCCAAGTATACGAAGTAATCCATCTAAGAATAATGCAAGACATGTGAACCCAAGGATCATACTAATGATAGTAGCATCCCTATTATGTTTACGCATGGATTCTTCATCGATTGCACGTGCTTCTGCAACAGCAGCTGCAATCATTGCATCAACTTCATCCTTGGTATAACATAATGATTTGATTTTTTCTTCTGTCATGTCCCATATTATAGCATTACATATAATATTCGTCTAGTACGTCCAGTGTTCTATTTAGATACTCGTCTGCACCTCTACATTCCCACTCTCCTTTCTCTCCTATATCACATTTGTAATGTAACTCTCTTTTAAGTTGCATGAGTCTAGATGTCATGTCAACTTTAGTTAGCCTACCGTTCATGGCTATACCTATTCTACATTAGTATTTATTATATTAGCATAAAAAAAGACCCCCGAAGGGGTCTTTGTATTGAATTCGATATCGAATTACATTAGGTTTGTTACCTTAACACGTCTGTAATAACGGTTAGCGTTAGCAGTAAGAGCACCTTGACCTTGTGTAAGACCCTCAGCGAATGGGTTTGCAACCATTCCGTAACGAGTCTTAAAGCCAATTTTAGGTTGGAATGTATCCTGACCTACGGCTCTGACCATCTGTAGAGGCACATATGGACAATAGAATAGTCCTGCGTCATATGCAGATGATCCCTTGTATCCAGAAACATAGAAGTGATTGTCACTTACGTTTGCTGAGTAAGGATCAACGTATACCTTGATACGTCCGTTAAGTGTACCAACTAGAGTAGAAGAGTTGTCATCTACGTTACCTAGTGGGTTAACAGCACTAGCAAGTCCAGAAGAGTAGTCAAGGACACCAGCCATTGAGAGAGCAGACGCTACATCAGCAGAGCAGATGAGAATGTTGCCCTTTCCACGACGAGTTTCATGCCCGATGGCATTCATGTCTCTTTCTATCTGGAAAAGAAGTCCCTTAAATTTTTCAACTGACCATCTACCATTTGAGTCAACATCTAAGTCGAATACTCCAGCAGTAGAAGTGTTGTTTTGTGCACCTGGGCGAGCGATCTTGTAGACTGTTCTTACAACTTCACGGTTGATCTCAGCAAGTACCTCTGTTGAGAG